TATCGGGGGCACACTGGAGAGCGGAACTGTTCGCGTCGGCTGGGACAACCCGCCGCACCGTTCGCACCTGTGCCACGGCTGCGGCCATATCTGGCGGCCTGCCGATGTGCCCACCAACGGCGTGCAGGCCGTGAAGACCACCGGCAACGCAGACAGCCCTATCGCCACCCCTGCCCCCACTGTGCAGGCAGAGACGGGGGAGGCGCAGGCCGCCATCAATGCCATCGCTGCGCTGACGCCTGTGGAACTGAAAGACTTCCCCTACGCTGGGCGGTTTCGTTGTCAGCAGTGCCGCTTTGAATGGGGCGGCGACCTTGGCACCGAAGGTCACGCGGTGAACTGCGCCTATGCCATCGCCACCAGCGTGCCGCATGCCCTCACTGCCGTTCAGGCAGATAAGGGAGGGGCGTGATGAGCCGCGCCTACACAGCGGAGGAAGCCCGCGACATGTTCCTTTCGGCCGCGCGAATGCTCGCCCACTACTGGGCAACAACCCCACAAGGAGGGACAACCCAAGAAAGATGTGAGGGGGTCGTCTTTTCGTTGCTGAACTGCATCGATGGAACGTCGGGTAGCTTTCCTTGCGCGCTGGACCTCACTCTTCGCCCACACCCGGATGACAAAGCGTTCCACATCGCCGAGGACGAAAGCTACTTCGAGCCGGGCATGGTCATCAACGACGCGATGCTTCACGAGTTGTTCTACGACCCCGCCTCCATCAAGGCCGCTCAGCCTGACCAAGGTGCCATACGGTAGCCCTGCGCGCAGGCGCCTGCTATCATCGCGGCCATGCCCGCCACGACCAGCGTACCCCTGCCGCAGTTTACGCCGACTGGCCTGGTCACGGCCAGCGAGCAGGCGATCCTTCAGGGCGTCCTGGCCGACTACGTAGCCGCCTTCGCGGCGACGGGCAAGACGCTCAACACCGAGCTGACGACGCCCCAGGGACAGCTTGCGAGCTCGCAAGCGTACATGGTCGCCGCGTTCCAGGCCATGCTGGCCCAGCTGATCGCGAACGTCGACCCGCTGACCAGCTCGGGGTCGTTCCAAGACGCCCTCGGGCGCATCTACTTCCTCACGCGCCAGCAGGCGACCTATGCCTACGTGGTGGGCACGCTCGGTGGCATCGTGGGCGCTGTGCTACCGCAGGGCTCGCAGGTGCGCTCCAGCGACGGCACCATCTGGGCATCCGTCGCACCTGTCACATTCGACGTGACCGGTGCCGGCGAGGTGGCCTTTCAGGCGACGACGCCCGGCGCGTTGCCCGTTGCTGGCGTGGGCGATCTGCGCATCTACCAGCAGGTTCCCGGGTGGGAGAGCGTCACGAACAGCGCGCCGAGCGTGCCTGGTCGCGACGTCGAAGGGCGCGCCGACTTCGAGACGCGCCGGGCCGACAGCGTGCAGATCGGCGGCAAGGGCACGCCCCAGGCCATCCGCGCGGCCATCGCCAACGTGACCGGCGTGTCGGACGTCTACATCTACAACAACGGGTCCGACGTAGCCATCGCCGCGGGGTCGACGGCGTACCCGATCCCCGCGCACTCGATCGCGATCAACGTGACTGGCGGCGATCAGGAAGCTATCGCGCAGGCCATCTGGTCGAAGATCGACTGCGGCTGCGGCTTCTCGTTGCAGGACACGGTGACGGTGATCGTCGAGGACACTGAGGGCTACAGCGAGCCCTTTCCCGCGTACCCGATCCGCTTCATGCATGACCAACCGCCCACGCAGGTCTACTTCACCGTGAACGTCGCGGATCTGCCCTCCCTGCCAGCGAACTACATCTCGCTCGTGCAGCAGGCGGTGGCCGCGGCCTTCGCCAGCGGCTACACGTCGCCGGACGGCACGATCAACATCGGCCGCGCGCGCATCGGCGGCCAGGTCATCGCCGCGACCTACGCCGCGCCGCTGCTCGCCGTCGAGAACGTCACGCCGGTGTCAATCTTCATCGGCACCGCGCCGGCGCCGGCCTCGGGCACCGCGCTGACCTTTGGCATCGACCAGCAGCCCGTGTGCGTCGTGCTGAACATCACTGTCAACCGCGTAGCAGTCTGAGGCGCCCGGCATGACCACCGGATATCTCGGGCCGACCGTACAAAAGCAGTACTCAAATAGTACTACTTTGCTGGAGCTGCTCGATTCGTTCGACCAGTGGGTCGACCTCACGCAGTTCTCAGCGGACTTCCTGTACAACGTCTGGGACATCTCGACCGCGGTCGGCTTCGGCCTGGACATCTGGGGCCGTATCCTCGGGCGCTCGCGCTACCTAGAGATCGTGGCCGCGCCGGGCGAGAACTTCGGATTCAACATCGGCGCGACGCCGGGCACCAACTGGTGGCCCTGGAGCACGAAACCCTTCTACGGCGGCCAGGCCGGCGGCACGGTGTCGTATGCACTCGAAGACGAGTATTACCGCAAGCTGCTCATGGTCAAGGCCGCCGCGAACATCGCGTCGTGCGACTGTGGCTCGCTCAACTCGCTCATGCGCGCCATGTTCGGCGACCGCGGGAAGTGCTACGTCGGGTACGACATCAATCACCCGATGAACATCGGGTACCACTTCGAGTTCGACCCGACGCCCATCGAGCGCGCCATCATCGAGTCGGGCCTGTTCCCGCAGCCAGCGGGCACGAGCGGACACTTCATCTACGGGCCGCCGCCTGCCGGCGGCTTCTTCGGCTTCGCGACGGCCAACGTCGGCGCGAATCCGCGCTTCGTGGCGCCCTGGTCGCAGGCACCCTTCTACCAGCCCTTCCCGCCAACGCCGGGCGCGGGTTTCGGCTTAGACTACGGCGGTAGCTACGGCTAAGGTGAACACATGCAAAACTCGCAACTCCCCCTGAAGTGGTACAAGCCTTTCGCAGCTGACGACGCGAACAAGGTCGAGATCCCCGTCACGACGGCCAGTCCGCTGCGCGCGAGCCAGTCGCTCGGCTTCCCGCCACTGACCATGCAGCCGCCCGAGTCCGGCGGTGTGCCGCCCGAGGGCGAGGACTTCAACGGCGCCATGAACCAGGTCGCGCGCATCGCCTGGTGGCTGATGGCCGGCGGCGCGCTGCCCTTCGACGCCGCCTGGACTGCCGACGCGAACATCGGCGGTTACCCGCAGGGCGCCGTCGTCGCCGCAGCGGATCTGCAGGGCGAGTGGATCAGCACCGCCGACAACAACACGAACAACCCCGACACCGTGGGCACGGCCTGGGTGCCGGGCTACAACTACGGCTCGACGTCCCTCACGGGCCTCACGAACGCCAATGTCACGCTGACGCCGGCGCAGGCAGCCAAGGAGACGCTCCGGCTGGCTGGCACGCTGACGGGCAACATTCAGATCATCCTGCCGACCTGGCTCAAGAGCTGGACCGTGATCAACAACTGCACGGGGGCTTTCTCGGTCACGTGCAAGACCGCCGCAGGCTCGGGTGTCGTCATCAGCCAGGGCGGGGGCTCGCAGATCGTCTGGGGCGACGGCACAAACCTCATCGCACTGTCCGGCAATTCTGCAGCGCCGCTGCTCGTCGGGCCCGCAACGCTACCAGAGCACGCCCTGCAGCTGAGCCAAGCCACAGGACGGCTACTTGGCGTGCAGCGATTTGTGACGTCCGGCACCTATACGCCGACGTCGGGCACCAAGTTTGTCATCGTCACTGTCGTGGGCGCTGGAGGCGCGGGCGGTGGCGGATTTGCCACGGGCGCCGCGGCGTATTCCGTGGGTTCGGGCGGCGCATCAGGCTCTTTGACGAAAGCCCGGTTCAATGCGGGCTTCGCTGGAGCTGCAGTGGCGGTCGGCGCAGGCGGTACGGGCGTGCCGGGCGGCGCGGGCAACCCGGGCGGCGCATCGTCGTTCGGCGGCACCCTGATTACCGCGCCGGGCGGCGGCGGTGGCCTCGCGGCGACAGTTGCCTCCACTGGCAGCATTTTTTCCGGCCAAGGTTCACCAGGTGGTGCAGGCACTGTTACTGGCGGGGGGCAAACCATCCAGGTCAGCAACGGGCAGCCGGGGTCGTGCGGCTATGCATTCGCCGGCGTGGGGCCAATCTCAGGCCACGGCGCGTCGTCCTGCCTTGGCGGCGGCGGTGGCACGAATACGTCGGCCGGCGCCGGCGGCACGGGGCAGAGTGCAGGTGCAGGTGGCGGTGGTGCCGCGTGTCCGCCAAGCGTGCCGGATCAATCGGGGGGTGTTGGCGCCGCCGGACTTGTCCTTGTCGAGGAGTACGCATAATGCAGTTCGCACTGGTTCAGGCTGGATCGGTCGTCAACGTCATCGAGTGGGATGGGGACACCGCCGCGTGGCGGCCGCCCGAAGGCGTGACAGCGCATCCACTCGATGACACGGCCGTTGTGGGCATAGGTTACGGCTATGACGGCGGCGTGTTCAACGCGCCCGCGTCGCCCGAGCCAGCTTCGCCTAGCGCCGCGGCGGTGTTAGCACGTCGCGACACGCTGCTCGCGCAAGCAGCGCTGCGCGTCGCGCCGCTCGAAGACGCCATCGATCTGGACCTGGAGACGCCCGAGGACATCGAGGCGCTCACGGCCTGGAAGCAGTACCGCGTGGAACTCAACCGCATCGAGCAGCTGGCGGGCTTCCCGGACGCGATCGAATGGCCGGTCGCGCCAACATGAAAATCGACTTCGATGAGTGGTATGCCGGCATCGCGCAGGCCGCGCTCGCCTTCTTCGGCGGGCTCATCGGAGCTCTGATGCGCCGCGAGGTGTCCAGCTGGCAAACCGCGCTGCTCGCCGCGTGCGGCGCCGGCTTCGTGGGCTTCCTGGTGGCCAAGTTCTGCCGCGCGACGGGCGTGAGCGAGGATCTGACCTACGCCTTCGTGGGCGTGTCGGGCTGGCTCGGTGCAGCGCGCACCATCGACTACCTCGAAAAGCTCATCGAAGCACGCCTGGGCGCACGGTTTCCTCGTCGCACGACTGATACGCCTTCTAACACGCCGGCGTTGCCGGACAGTGCTAAGGTGGAAACCCTACCCGACGACAAGAAAGAGACCCCCCAATGAGCGTCGACACGCAACGCAATTTGGCCGGCTTCCTGCTGGTCCTCACGCTGGCGAACCTGTTCGCCTCGGGTGCCATCTTCTTCACCACCCGCAACCTGCGCGCTGACGCCCACGCGCAACTCGAACAGGTCTCGAAGACCGTCGAGCGCCTGGACGATGCTGTCACGCGCCTGTGCGACAAGTCGGCCGGGGTCTGCGCGCCGCCGGTCACGATGCAGCCAGCGCGGCCCTGAAGCGGTCACCGCGTCAGTAGGTCGTCAAGGATCGCATTGATGATCGCGAGTTCGGCCAGTGCCTCGCGCGCAAGTTGCAGTAGGTCGGCGTGCGATTGCGGCCGCACCATCGCATAGATGTCGAACTTGAGCTCGTCCATCACCCGCCCTTGCCTGGTTGTTCCGCGATCTTGCGCAGCGCATCGCCCGAGCGCTTCGAGCCGGCCGAACTGCCGAGCCAGTAGTTTGCCACCTGGGTGAAGCTCACCGTCAGCGCGCCGAACAGTACGTTCAGCAGGTTGGCCGTGCGTTCGTCCCAATTGCGCTCCACCAGGAACAGCATGTAGACGCAGGTGAAGAAGCCGCCCACGATGAGTGCGCTGATGACGACCGGCGCCCACGAGATGCCGCTGCCGGCCTGGGCCAGCGCTACGGTCTGCTTGCGTGCGCTGTCGGTGTCGGCCAGGTAGGCCGCATCGCTCGCCTGATCGATGCGAGCCATTTCGATCTGCATCGACATCTCGGCTTCCTTCAGCGCGCGGATCTGGTCACCCGTGAGCGTGCCCGATGCGAGCGCCGCGGCCAGATCGGCCTCGGAGGCATTCGGGTTGCCGAACACCTTGTCGGCGATGACCTTCACGGCCGCACCGGCCAGTGGGCCGCCGAGGGCCGCCGCAAGGCCTGGCGCCACGGCGCCGATCGTTGCGCGCCAATCGAATTCAGCCATGGTTTGCCTCCAGCGCTGCTCGCGCCTTGTTCGTGAGGGCCTGCACCTCGGCAAGGCCGATCGTGCCGCCGTTGACCCGCTTGCGGATGCTCGTCGTCTCGCCGAGCATGCTGTCGGGTATGCGGTCCTCCCACCACGCGATGCACGCTTCCAGCGCGAAGCGCGGCTGCGACAGCAGGTCGGGGATGCCTTCGAGGTTCTGGCCCACCAGGTCGCCCACGCGCCGGTAGTTGGCCCGCCCGGTGATCTGGATCGGTCCGCGACCCCGGAAAGTCCACCCATCGCCGGGCAAGGTGTTGCCGAGGTTCTTGTGACCCCACGCGCCACCGTAGACGATGTTCGCGATGGCTTTCTGGTCCGCTACCTGCTTGTCCGAGATGCGGCCTACGGCCTGCGCCTGCGCGGACGAGACGCGCGCCGCGCCGAAGGTCGCTACGAGCGCTTCGGGTGTGTAGTTCAGGTTCTCTTCGAGCCGTGTCAGCATGGCCGACTCGTGCAGGATAGTCGGCAGGAAGTCCGCGAGGTCTTCGTCGCCGCGCGAGAACGTGTTGGGTTTGAACGTTTCGGCAAAGACGGCCGCCCAGGGCGACTGCTGCGCGGCCGGAACGCCACAGGCCCCAAGTATGCACAGCCAGTCGGTGAAGTTGCGTGGCGGCATGAGGTTGCGGAGGGATTCGTCCGTCATTCTGGCATCTCCTGGATGAGCATCTCGACGCGGCCCGCGTCGCAGGGTGCGCCGCGCGCGATCAGCATCATATCGATCTGGCTGTCGTCAACCCAAACGCGTTGCTTCGTCAGGCCGTCAATCAGGCACTTTTCGCGGTTCGCAATATCGTGTGCACGGTTCTTCAGACTCATCGGCGGGCACATGAGCATCGTCACGAACAGCCGGCCGCGTAGCGGATCGACGGGCCCGGTCGGCAGCGCGTTGGCCAACTTCACACCGTACTTGCGCGCCGACTCCGACAGCACGATGCGCCCGAGGATGGCGCGCCAGATCCGATTGACCGATGGGGGCCAAGGGAGGGTCAAAACGACTGTGCGTGTAGGGTGGGTGCGGGTCATATGAGAAAAGCCCACCAGCGG